TTCGAATTCTTTGACTGTGCCAACAGGACTGACTTCTTCAAACTTAGAAGCATCGTAGTTAGGATATTCAGGTCCGTTGCCGACCCTAACAGTCTTCTTGACAACGCGAAAGTCTCTACCAGTCTTGGGATTTGTTACATCGCCAAGAGGAGCTTCGCCAGCCATGTCGTCACCCTTCATTGCCCGAAGAATCTTTTCGTAGATCACTTTAGGCGCCGAATAGACTTTTGGACCAACATTTTGCTTGGTTTCATTAGTTCTAGGATCTGTCTCTTGTCGAACAATTACATTGAAGTAATATCGCTCAACAGGCTTAATGTCGCGAGCTTGATTTTGCAGCTTGACTTGCTCGTCGCCCGACAGCTTTTCAGAATCCCGCCAGAGCATCGAATAGTATTTGCAGATGAAGCAATCGCCAACCCATCGAATGCCCTTTTCTGTATCAATGCGTTGCCGAGTGCAGTGATACGCTCGCTTGTTTCCATTTCCCATGCTGAGATAATGCAAACGTGTAGCGCAATACCAATGGCTTCCACCTTTTTTCTTAGGCAGAATTCGCATGATCACTTTGCCTTCGCGTTGTGTAGGCATGCGAACGAATTTTGCATCTTCGCCACTGTTTGTGGAACTGGAATCAGCATTCATATGCTTGAGTTCCTTTTCCAACTCCGCCATATCTATACCTTCGTATTGTGCCAACGTAGCCTCCGTAGTAGTGTTGTAAAGTGTTGTAGAAGTAGTGTGAAAGTAGTTGCAATGTACATGAGCAATTTAATTGCTTTTAGACAATGTTTACTGCTCACGTATATTGTTATAAGTGATATCGACCAGTCATACAATAAATAAAAAATGTATTTAAAACATTGTATTTACACCATATTTTTTTGCTGTAAAGCATACTCTTCATGTGCTTCAGCCAAAGCATCTGCCTTATCGGTTATTTTCAACGCCTTTTCATGCAATGCATCCATTTTCTCTCGCATTGTCATATGTCCTTCGGATTCTAACTTTTCATTGACTTCGCTACGCACTCTCTGTTCGGCTTCATATTCAGCCTCTAACGCTTGTAAAACCTCAAGATTTTTCTTAATTTTGTCAGATACAATCCGCGCACGAATTGCATCAAACTCTGCTTCCTGCTTAGAATCGTTAAAAATAGGTTTTGGTTTTCCATTTGCCATTTCGTATGCTTCTTTTTCTCTTGTTCGCTCTTCAATCATTTTTTTGTTTTCATTCCGAGCAGACTCTTGACGCGCCAAAGATTTTGTCTTGTTGAGTCTTTCGCGATCTTTTTTCTTTTGTTCTTTTTGTCTTTTCGTTGTCATGTTGCCGTTCCTAAAAAAATTAGACATTATAAAAAGAATAGTTATTTTTTAAAAAAACTTATCTTCTTCGAATGTCTGGCATGTTTGAATCAATACTGGCACTTCCCCAAAGCAAGTTTCCACCATCTCTTTTGTTTTGAGATTCTGAAAATCCAAGCTCTTTATCTGCAATTAAATTTATATTGCCTGGCACAAAATATTTGTCAGAAACCAATTGTTCGCGACCCATGTCGTCCTGCATAACATATATTTCTCCTAGACCAGAAGGAGTGCTTCTTTTTTCGAATACTGGGTATTTTTTATCCGTTGTAAATCGAAGATTTTTTTGTTTAATCTCAACGATTTGCTGAGGTTCAGGAAAAAACACAACCCAATCAACTGGCTTTTTAGGTCTGTTTTGCTCATGCGGGTAAGCCTGACCTTGTATATTGACATGGTTTCCGTTGTTTTGAACTATGGCTGGCACATAATTCTGAACAGTTTGCGTTTGTATCGCCTCTGGCTCTACTTCTTGAACAACAAAAGCGTTTTCATTGTTGTCAAATAAAAACTTTCTGTTCTTCAAAATAATTCCGCCTTTGGTTTCCTTAAAGCTAATTGGCTTTTTTGAAAGTTCAAAAACTTCAGCATTTACTATCCAAACATCTCTTCTTGCCAACTGTCCCATGATAGAAGAAGCTAATTTTTCATATGGAACGTCGTCAAATGGATCGCCAACTTTCTTTTTGAAAGTTTTTATCTCTTCCTTATTGTATTCACCATCTATTCTTTCATGATAGTGATATGTAACTTCGAATCCGATGGCACACCCCCTTGCTTTCGCTTATTACATAATATAGTCTTATTTTTGCACAATTCCTGTTCCGTATCTTGTTTTAAAAAAAACTGGCTTTCTGGTTTTGCTTTCGCAAAATGCAACAAATGCGCTTTTTGCAGGTTCGTGTCTGTTTAAATAATCAGAAACAATACATCCGTTTTCGCCTAGACAATTCCAAGAAAAATCCAAATACTGCAAGTGTTCGTCATATCCAGCTTCATCATTAATTATGATTAAATCCCATGATTTTTTTGAAACATGTTTGTCGAAATCTCTATCGAACAAACTTCCACAATAATAAATAGATTCACCTTTAAATCTCAGCTTGATATTTGATCTTCCTATTCTGCTTGCAATAAAATCTTCTTTGGTTTTGTTGAGAGCCAAAAATGTTTTTACTGTTTTACAAGAAGCAAACAAACAACCTGTTAGCAATCCCAAATTAAAACCAAACTCTATAACATTTTGAGGCTTGATGTATTTTCCCAAGTGATAATAAAACCCAGCGTAATTAGGATCTAAATACGCTGCTGTTTTTCTTGAATCTTCATCAATGAGTCGCAACCTATCTAACAAAACGCGACTGCTCACAACCTGTTTTTGCAGATCATCTTCTAGTTTATCTCTGATGTCTTCTAAGTCAAATTGATTCATCATGATTTTTTAAATCAATTCAATTTTATGAGAAACCCATTCGCTTGGGCTTTTTGCAAATTTATTCCAAACACCAATCATGTCAACAACGTTCTGGTCTTTGTGCGAGTAAAGAAAATTCATAAACTCTGCTTGCTTTTTATTGGACAAGGAATCCGTACCAATCTTTATTTTGCGTCGCTTTTGCATGAAAAAATTTCCTTTTATGCTACAATAATTTGTAACGATTTTATTCTAAACATTTTTTATATTACGTTCAACAAGTAATTCCAAAAACTCTAAATTATTTTATTTCAAATTAAAACAGCAAAAGAAACATGGCAGATTTACACATTTATGCAGAAACTGGTGCAATAGGCGATACGGCTCTCAATCTGTGCCGTCTAAATATCGCTTTGTCTAATAGTGATTGCGAAAAAGTCGTTGTACACACATCGCCAATTTTAAAAGCAAACGAATTAGAAATAAAAACGAATCCAATAGTTCATGAGATCCTAAAAAGAACAAACTTTATTCGCGAAGTTGTTATAGATGTAAATCACAACAACAGAAAATCGTTTTATACAAGCGAAAAATATCGCGTTCCAATTCATCACCCGTTTGAATACAGAGAAAAAAACAACATTTTAGAATGGGTTGATTTAAAAGAATTCATTCCTGAAAAGATGGAAGGAAAAACAGTTCTTTTTCAACCAATAAGCCTAAAAACAAAACCAAAAAATCACCTTGACGATTACATTCCGGTTTGGGATAGATGTCTTAAAACATTAATCAAAAAAGGCTATACCATAATTATGGTTGGAGCAGAAGACGATCCTATTGATTTGTGTGTCGATAAAAAGCACATGTCAAATATAGTAAACAAGTGCGGATCATGGTCCATGCTTGAATCGATAGCATTTACGCTATACGAAGCCGATGTCGTCCTATCTTGTGATAGCTGGGCTGGCTTATGGGGAGCCGCTGCACGCAAGCCTACGGCTATTGCTTGGGGATACAGAATGGAAAACAATATCGACTATTGGGTAACAAACTTTTTAGGCAATAGGGATATCTATGAATATGGCTGGTCATCACAAAAAGATTACTGCGATGCACATCTGGCACATTATCTGAGTACCTTATGAACAAATACGATTTCCTCATAATTGGATCGGGTTTTTTTGGCAGCACTTTTGCAAGAAAGGCTACAGATGCAGGCAAAACTTGTCTTGTAATGGATCGTCTACCTCATATTGCTGGTGCTGCACATGACAAAAAAGACGAATCAGGAATCATGGTGTCTCAATATGGAGCACACATTCTTCACACGCACAGCAACGAAGTTTGGAATTTCCTCTGTCAATTTAAAGTATATTCTTTCCCAATTAACATGATGACTCTTCATCAGCTTTGGGGAGTTATAACACCAGAAGAGGCATATAAAAAAATTCAATCAGTTCGTGTTAAACATGATAACCCAAGAAACTTTGAAGAATGGGCTTTAGACAAAATTGGACGTGAGCTTTACGAAATGTTCATTTATGGCTATACAAAGAAACAATACTTCAAAGAGCCTAAAGAGCTTCCAAGCTCAATCATACAAAGACTTCCTATCAGATTAAACTACGAAGAAAATTACTTTACGACAAAGCATCAAGGCATTCCAAAAGAAGGATACACAAATCTTGTTAAAAACATGTTAAATGGCATTTCTGTTGAACTTGGAAAAGATTTTTTTGACATAAAAGACAAATGGCAATCTTATGCAAAACACCTTATCTATACTGGACCAGTTGATAAGTTCTTTGATTATCAATATGGGGAACTTGAATATAACACGCTAAAGTTTGAACATAAAAAATTCCAAGGGAACTTTCAAGGAAATGCTGTTTTTAATCACGTCGATTTAAATGTTCCTTATATTAGAACGGTTGAACACAAGCATTTTTACAAATCTGGTCCGAAACATGATTTGGAAATTGGAGATGAAACTACAATTGTGAGCTATGACATTCCAATACAATTTAAAGATCATCCTGAGCCATATTACCCCATTCGGGACGAACGAAACTCAATGTTGTATGCTAAATATTTTGAACTTAAAAAAGACTTAAACAACGTTACGTTTGGTGGTCGTCTTGGCGAATACAAATACTTGGACATGGACCAATCTATAGCGTCGGCAATGTCAAAATTGGAAAGGCTAATTGTAAAATCATGATAAAATTAGACTATTTAGTTGCAGGTACTGGTAGATGTGGAACTGTTTATATGGCTCGATTATTAACGAGTCTAGGTATAAACTGTCTTCACGAAGGCGTTTTTGGAAATGAAGGATTAGAAGTTGCCAAAAGCATTTTAAATGGCGAAAAAGAATTAGATACAAGCTATTGTTCAAAACACGATCTTTTAAAAGACGATGAACCAATTGAAGATTGGATAGATTTAAGCAACATACAAGCAGAATCGAGCTATATGTCTGTTCCTTTTTTAGATGATGAAATTTTAAAAAACACAAAGATCATACATGTTGTAAGAAATCCATTAAATGTAATAAGTTCTCATATTGAGGATGTGCGTTTTTTTACAAACGAAAGAATCAAATATGATCCATATGCAAAATTTGTTTGTCATTGCGTTCCAGAAATATGGGAAATAGAAAACGAAATAGAAAGAGCTTGTTTTTACTATGTCTACTGGAATGGCTTAATTGAAAAATCAAAAAAAGAAAATTACTTTTTTCATAAAGTCGAAAACAATTGCAATCAAAATCTTTTAGATTTTTTAAATAAAGAAAAACCTGCCGATGTGTTTTCCAACAAATCTATCAACAGTTGGAAGAAAAGAAAAAAAAATATTGAATTAAAAGAAATTCCAGAAGGAACAATTAAAAATTCATTTATTGAAATTGTAGAAAAATATGAATATAGAAAAATTAAATACTATTAATAAAAAAAATGAAACCACTATTTAGAATAACAATTGGACCTGTGCAAGAATTAGGTATCAGATTGCTTAGAAAAAATGTACGGCTTTTAAAAAAAAACTATCCAGAAGCCGATGTTGTAGTTTGCTTTAATCAAATTGATCCAAATTTACTTAATGTTAATGTGGAAAAAATAAACCAAGCAGATTTCGCAAACTCATTGCCGTATATTCCAAAATTAGAAACGTGGAAACTATATCCTCCAAGACTTCGATTATCAAGCCACGAGATCATATTGGACAACGACATTCTTATATTTAGAAGAATTGCTGAAATAGACGAATTTTTAAATTCAAATAGACCTCTATTGCTTAAAGGAAGAAGAAGAGTATATGGAAAATACGAACACTTAGTGCCTCAGCCATTTGCAATAAACAGTGGAATATTTGGATTGCCTCCAAACTTTGATTTTCAACAAGAAATTAAAAATTTTTGCAAAAACGATAAAGAAAAAAAATGGACGCATTGGTGTGACGATCAAGGAATCATTGGTGGAATACTAATAACAAAAAATCCCATATTTATCACAATGGAGTCTGTAATGAATTATTTGTCAGAATTTAACATTCAACCAAAAAGCAATTGGAATGGCATTCATCTAATTGGATCAAATCGAAGCGAATCATGCATGGACATTGTAAAACAATTATTGTCATGTGAAAAATGATAAACATAAAAATAAGCGCCGGAGAAGGAATAGATAGACTTTCAATCTTAACGTTAAAGCTAAAGCACATTAAAGAAGAAGAAAAAATCTATTTCATAAAAAAAGAAATCCAAGAGCTAAAAAAATCTTTAGAAACACTAAACGACTACTCAATTTTTTTAAAAGAAATGATTGAAATAAATGAAATTATGTGGCGTTGTAATGAAATTCGAAAACAAAAAATAATTGATCAAAATTTTGATCAAGATTATATTAAACTAACAATTGAAGAATCGACAATTAACGATAAGAGATTTGTTGTCAAAAACAAAATAAACAATTTCTTTAATTCGGAAATAAGAGAGCAAAAAAGCTACAAATGGGTCACTTGACTTTAAGATTTTCATAAAGATCCATCATCATATCAAGATATTTATCATAATATGAAGAAACACCAACATTAGTCACCGGATTTGTCTTAATCCTCTTGTGCATATCAACAAGACCATATCGCAAATCCCCGTTAT